GGGTCGACCGGATCGAGCACCGCGCCGGCGCCCTGTTCCTGCGCCGCGGCGGCGGACAACCGCCGCACCAACGAGCTGGAGTCGATCATGTCGCCGATGTCGTTGTAGCTCATCCCTGCCCCTTTTCTAGAGTCGCCGGATCGTCAGCTCGCCGGGCACGTTCGCCGCGCCGCCAGTGGCGCCGCCGCTGAGATTGCCGCGCATCCGCACCTGATGCACACCGGCCGGTGGCGCGTACCGGATCCGGCCCATCAGGTGCGGACCGCCCGGCTGGTAGCACTGGATCATGGCGAGGCCCTGCGCTGTCCCGTCGATCCACAGGAAGCACTGCATCACCCCCGAGCCTGATGCCGGCGTGATGAACCCGATGCCGGTACGGCCGACGAACTCGTACGTCGCGCCATCGAAGTACACGGCCGGGATGTTGATCACGTCGATCGGCGCCGCGGCGGTGTGCGCGCTGGTCAAGATCACCTGGCCGGCCTGCGCTGCGGTCGCGAGCTCGCCGCTCGTGTTCGCGAACCAGCGGATGTCCTGCAGCGCGCCGGCGAGCATCCGCGCGATCGGCAACTCCCACGTCGCGAGCGTCATCGTGCAGGTGGTCGCCGCGTCGCGGTACAAGAGCTCGGCGTGGTTGTCGGCCGGCGTGAACCGCACGACCAGCAGCCCGTTCGCGGTCGCGGGGATGCTGGCCGGCGTCGCCAGCTCCGCGTAATGACCGTCGAGCCAGCACGCGCCGGCGGTGACGTTGATCGTCGGCCCCGCCGCGAGGGTCGGGACGAGCTGCCCGGCGAGGCCGAGCAGCGAGCCGTCGACGACGCTCGGCACCCAGATCCGCGCCATCTTCCGCCACCGCGCCTCGCTCGAGACGCTTCCGTCCGCTCCGTCGGTTGGCCATACGGTCAGATCCGGCACGGCTAGTTCCTTTCGAGCTGGCGGAGGCGGCGTGCGTGCGCGCTGAGCGTCCGCCACTGGACGAGGTTCACGGTCGCCGCGCCGAGCACCGGCGCGACGTGCAGCGGCGCGTTCGGCTCGAGCGTCAGCGTCGCTTCGACGATGATGTCGGTGATCGTCGCGTCGCCGATCCGCGCGGTCGCCTGGTCGCCGACGTTCCAGTCCCGCAGGAACGTCTGCGACGCCGTGTCGAGCGCGTCCATCTGGACGCCGATCGGCTTCGCTGCCTGCGCGAGCGTCTCCGCTCCGGTCTGGTCCATCTCGGCGGTCGAGGCGGTGTCGCGGCGGTCCTGGAACGACTCGATCCGTCCCCAGTCAGCGACGCCGGCCGGGTCGGCGTATTCGCGGATCAGCCGCGCCGTCAGATCGCCCTGCCCGGCGACGTAGACATAGGTCGCGTCGGGAGCCTCAGCGACGCTCGTCCACGCCGCGAGCGTCCCCAGCTCCACGCTAAATACCGCGCCGCCGGATGGCTGGTACACCTCGAACGCGAGATCGCGGATCCGGATCCCGACGCGGGCGGCGGTCGCGATCGGCACCAGGAAGTCGAGCAGCCCCTGGTACCGCGCGCTGGTCGTGACGGTGCCGCCGAACGGAGCCGGCGTCGGCACCGTCAGTCCCGGCACCTGCCGGAGAGGGATCGCGCCTGGCCCGGCGTTGCGGTTCACGTACCCGGCCAGCACCTGCGACGCGGGCCCGGTCTGCGCGTCGTATGCCTGCGTCGAGTACGGCGGCGTGGCGGTGCCGGGCTGCGGATGCGCGAGGCGGGCTCGCAGCCAGATCAGGTCGTCGACGCCGTTCACGGTCAGCATGTCCGCGCCGTCCGCGTCCAGCGTCCGCTCGAGCCGCGTGACCGGCCCCGAGCGGTACACGACGCCGTTCGCGGAGAACAGGATCCGGGGACGGAGCGCGCCGATCAGCGCCTCCGCGGCGGCGGTCGAGGCCGGCATCGCGACTTCGTACGTCGACACGTCGTTATGCCGCGCGATCAGCGTCGCCGACTCGAACGTGTCGATCTCCGCGAGCCGCGTCGTCCAGTCGCACGCCGTCAGGACCAGGTCGGTCACGCCGCCAGCCACTGGTTGCGGTACGCGAACGTCACGAGCTCCGTCGGGTCGGTCAGCGCCATCGACACCTGGACGCGGTTCGAGCCCGGCTCGAGCGGCCACAGCGAGCTCGCGGGCGTCAGCCGCGGGTAGGCGTTCGAGCCGTCGACGACGACGGTCTTCACGCCCGGCCGGGTGTCGACCACCAGCGTCGAGCCCGAGGCGAGCGGGCCCGAGACGGTCCAGCTGAGCCCGGTCGTGAGGTTCTGGACGGTGACGTCCGTACCCGGGCCGAGCACCGTCACGACCGGCCACGCGGCGACGTCGCCGGTGATCGTGACGGTGAAGACCGCGAACGCGTCGGACGCTCCCAGGATCAGCGGCAGGAACGGGAACCAGTGCGTCACCGTCGAGCCCTGCGCGACCTGCACGGTCGACTCGAGGTTCTCGAGCCAGTACGGCCAGGCGGCGCGAAACAGGAGCGTGCCGACGTTGAAGTCGGGCCGCAGTTCCTCGAGCTCGTCGAGGCCGGAGTCGTAGACGCAGCGCAGGTACCGGCCGGCGTATGCGCCGTCGACGATCGTGAGCGTCCCTTCGCCGACCGCGGGGTCGAGGACGTTCGCCCACCGCCGCAGCTCGGCGCGATCGTCGAGGGTGCCGGGCATGACGGTTGGGATCGTGACGATCCGCTCGAGATGCCGCGAGCCGAGGTAGCGGGAGCCGTTCCGGCCGGGCACCGCGATCGACGTCGTCAGCGTCGGCGGCATCATCCGTCCGGCCGCGCCGGCGCGCATCCGGAACCGTACGGTGTCGCCGTCCGGCGCGCGGTACTCGACCGTCTCGCAGCCAGGCTCGGGCGTGACCGGCGGGATGCTCACCGGCCGGTCCGGAGCAGCTCGAGGCGGCGGAACCCGTACGCGATGTCGGCGGCGTCCGCTGTCCTCGTGGTGAGGTTGAGCTGGTAGGTGTCGCCGCGGCCGTGCTCCCCGACGATGTCGCGCAGCAGCTGCTCGGGCGTCACGATCTCACGGCCGCCGCCCTCGCCTCCCAGGAACAGCGTCGGCGAGTTGAGGACGCCGCCTCGAGCGAGGTGCGGCAGGTCGGGGAAGTCGATCCGGTGCGGCGGGACGCAGACCTTCGGGACGCTCAGCGGCCCGACCTTCTGGCCGCCGATGCTGAAGCCGGGGATGGTGAAGCTGATCCCGTTGAACGCGCTGATGACGGCGTTGATCGGCGACTTGATCGCGTCGGCGACGCGGCCCGCGGCGCGGCCGACGGCGTGCAGGACGTCCTCGATGTAGCCGGGGATCTTCCCGATCCACGTCTTCACCGCCGACGCCGCTGCCCGGGCGGCGTCGGCCGGGCCCGAGAACTTGTCGGCGAGCCGGCCGAGCGCCGCGCCGACGCTCGAGACGAGGCCGGAGATGAACCCGGACAGGGAGCTCCACAGCGACCTGATCTGGCCGATCGCGGTGCGGGCCGCGCCGGTGATCTGGTCCCAATACCGGCGGATCAGGTTGACGGCGATGCCGATCGGGCCGGTCAGGATCGCGAGCAGCAGCGGCCAGTTGGCTTTGATCCAATTCCAGACCGCCGCCGCGGCGGCCTGGATCTTCGCGAACGCCGCCTTCAGCACGGCGCTCACCTTGTCCCAGTTCTTCGCCAGGATGATGATCACGGCGATCACCGCGATGACGGCGAGGACGATGCCGCCCCACAGCAGGATCTGTGGGAGCATCGCGGCGTTCAGGCCGAGCGTCGCGACGGTCGAGATGATGACCGCCGCTTGGTAGGCGACGAACGCCAGCGCGAGCACGGCGATCACGACCTGCATCGCGGTCTGGTTCTTCAGCAGCGGCGCGGCGACTTGCAGGATCGAGTCGAGCGCGGAGAACAGGCCGACCATGACCGGCAGCAGCGTGGTGCCGACGGTGACGCCGAGTCCCTTCTGCGCCGCCTCGAGCTCGCGCTGGTTCTTCGTCATGTCGGCGACCGACTTGGTGACGTTCCCGTCGAGCGTCGCGCCGTACTTGTCGAACTGGCCGAGGTTGTCGGCCAGCGCCGCGGAGCCCTTCCCGAGGATCGGCAGCAGCGCCTGGCCGTTCCGGCCGAACAGCTTCTGCGCTGCGACCGCGCGCTGCGCCGGGTTCTGGATCTTCGCGAGGCCGTCCGCTACCTGGCTCAGCACCGCGCCGGTATCGCCCTTCTGGACGCTCGCGAACGAGACGCCGAGGTCCTTCAGCAGGCTCGGCGCGGCTGCGCCTTTCGCGCGCCACGTCTCCATCGCGCCGCTGAGCGTGACGATCGATTTCGTGAACTTGCCGGTGTCGATGCCGCGCTCCGCGAGCAGCTGCACCCACTCCGACGCGGTCTTCGTGTCGAGCCCGGTCGCGCGCTGCAGCGCCAGCGTCGCCTTCGCGAGCGCGACGGTGTCCTTCACCGCGCCGCCGATGAACTTGCCGGCCAGCGCCAGGCCGCCGGCGGCGCTCGCCCACTTCGCGACACCCTTCCAGTCCAGACCCTTCGACGCCGCCTTCCCCTGCGTCTCGACGTCGCCGGCCGCCTTCTGCAGCTTCGACAGGTTCGCGACGAAGTCGACGATGATCGTCGCGTTACCGGCCACGCTGCGCCCTCCGCAGGCTCCGCTCGGCGTCCTTCGCCTCGCGCACCATCAGCCGCTCGAACGCGGCCAGTTCGGCGTCGGTCATCTGGTCGACGTCGCGCGGCGTCATCCGCCAGAACCGGCAGAAGGCTGCGAGCCCGTCGGCGGCGTCACGTTCAAAGGGCTGACGTCGACGCTCCCCTGCCCGGCCTCGATCACGCAGTCCTCGAGGTCGGCGTACCGCAGCGCCGGCCAGCCCTCGCGGCGCAGCCGCAGCCACGCGGTGACGGTGAACGGGTCGTCGGCGAACAGCTCCGAGAACGTCCGCCCGGTCTGCGCCTTCAACTCGCGCAGCTGCTTCGGCGTGAACCGCAGCGGCTGCGACAGGTCGACGTGGATCGGGTCGGGCAGCGGCGGCGGCGCGGCCTGCAGCGGCGGGGTCGTCATCTCGGGGTTGGCCATCGCATGTCCTTCACCTCGGTCTGAGTGGCGTGCTCGGCAGCGGCGACGACGAGCGGCTCGGCCTGCCGCACGGTCGGGAACAGGTACCGGCCGCCCGCGAGGTACGGCCGGCCGTGGCCGCCGCCGAAGTCGACCCACCCGGCGTACGGCACGCCGCCCAGGTAGCCGACGCCGACCGGCGGGCCCGGCTCGACGCCGACGCTGGAACGCATCGCGCCGGTGACGGCGGGGACGCCGCCGCGGACGCGGCTGGCGGTGATGTCCGCGACCTGTCGGAACTGGTGCTGCGTCTCGGCGTCGATGTTCGACGCCAGCTGGGCGGTGCCGGCTGCGAGCTCGTCCCAGCCGCGGACGCGGATCGCCGGCTCGTCGGCCATCAGACCTACGGGCCCGGGGTGACGCTCTTCACGGGCGGCCCGACCAGCGACCACTCGAGGTCGATCGTCGACTCGGCCATCGCGTCGCCGTTGATCGGCGCGTACGGCTTCGGCACCACCATCCCCGAGTACGACGGGTTGGTCGGGCCGACCGGCAGCGACTTGTACGGGATGATCTCGAACGCGACCGGGACGCCGCCGTCGACCGCGGCGCTCAGCGTGTCCTCGGTCGCGCCGGCGTCGAACGACTGCTCGAGCGTCAGCACGAGCGACCACTTCGTCGCGCCCGGATAGTCGGTCTCCCCGCAGAGCGTGGTGATCGTGACGCTCGCGGTGTCCGGCGAGAGCTCGAGGTGGTTCGTGACGCAGTCGAGGATCGCGCCGTCGATCGAGACGGACGCGTCGTTCAGGATCAGCGGCTGCGGCGGTGCGGTGACGGCCATCGATCATCCTTCCAGGTAGACGGGCGTGCGGTAGCGGATCTCGGCCGCCAGGTACTCGGTCTGGTCGAGCCAGGCGCGCCACCGGAGCGGCGTGCCGACGCTGATCATCGTCCGGTCGGGCGCGTCGAGGCGGGCGGTGACGTAGCCGACGAGCTGCTCGAGCTCGGCGACGCCTTCGCCGGGCTCGATCCGGCCGGCGACGGCCAGGATCGACAGCCGCGCCGAGAACGAGCACATGCGGCGCAGGCCGGTCGAGGTGGCCGGCTCGAGCCACGGCTCCGACCAGTACACGATCAGCGTCGGCGGCGAGACGGCATCGGCGGTCATCTGCACGTTCGGGTCGCCGTCCGCGGCCGGCTGCAGCGCCGCCACAGCGGCCAGGCGAGCGTCGGTGACGGTCTGCAGCGGCACCGCTACGCCACTCCAAACGACGTCTTCAGCGGTGTCAGGGTGGCGCTCAGCTTCGCGAACGAACTCGGCGGCACCAAGAGCGGCGCGCCGCCTCCGGCGGGGGCTCCGAAGGCGGCGTCGTTCGCTTTCCACCACTCCACGCCGCGCAGGATGTTCACGCGGTTCAGGAGCGGGTTCGGTGGCAGTGCGGCGTCGGCGTCGAGCGCGGCGTCGATCTCGAGCGCGGCGGCGTCGAGGCACGCCTCGAGGCTCGCCTGGTTCTGGACCGTCTCCGCGATCCGGAGCGCGTCGGCGAGCTCGGCCGTCGTCGCGTACGCCACTACTCCGCCTTGGCTCCCGCGGCGGGCTTCTCCGCGGGCTTCTCCGCGGCGGCGTCCTTCCGTGGCCTGCCGCCGCGGTTCTTCCGCTGCGAGCCGCCCGAGCCGCCCGAGCCCTCATCGGCGGGGTGCGAGCCGTCTGGGCGGACGGCCTGCTGGTTCGGAGCGTCCATCCGCTCCGGCTCGCTGGTGGTGTCGTCGGTCACGGCGTCTTCACGATCTTCGACACGCCTGCGCCTTCGATCACGAGCGCCGCG